GGCGGTACGCAACCAGTACAAAAATCAGGGGCATGCACTTTCTGCAAAGACCTTTCCACCCCGCCTTGCTTTCAAGTGAACCTGTGTCTGTCTTGGGACTGTTCTTGAATACCCCCGCAACAATCAGACCTGAAATATAATCAAGTCCCATGAAAATCAGAAGGGTTGCAAGTCCCGCATCCCAACCACCAAAAAAAGATGCGATTGCTGAACCAATCACACCTAATACACTGCAAATAGTCTGTTTCATTTTCTCTGTCCTTTCTGAACATAAAAACAACCGCTTGTTACCTCATATAAGGGTCATATAGCGGTTGTTTTTGTTCCTGTGATAATTTCCTTGTCTGTTGATTACTCTGCTAATTCAGGGCAATCAAGGTCAATCAGAACTTCCTTCACTTTGTCCTTGATTTTCTCAGGTACATCAGCAAAGGTTTTCTTGCCCTTAATGATAAGGGTTGCATAGATCACTGCCATAGATTCCACATCCTTTCTGAATAAAATTTTTATGATGAACTGAAACAACATCAGTTACCACCTTCTGCCAGTTCCGGGTGTCCTTCATCAATAAGCACCTGTTTGACTTCATCCCTGATCTTGTCAGGAACATCATTGATTGACTTCTTACCCTTGATGATAAGTGCTGCATAAATGTTTGCCATATTCTCACCCCTTCCTTATGCCATCATTTCATAGATTTCACACATGGCTTCCTGTGCCTGTGTCATCTGATCTTCCAAAGATGCGTTCCTGTCATCAATCATTTTGATGTATTCATCCTTGGTGTACTGGGTCAGGTCATATTCATAACCAGTGAACCCCGGCTGTTCATCTGTCCCGGCTTCTGTGACCGGGGTGATGTTCTCTGCAATCCAAACTGAATAGTCATCAATGACCTTCTGTTCAGGCTGCTTTGTACTGCGTACTTTTCCGTACTTTTTCATGCTTTTTACCACCTTTCTTGATATGATCTTTATAGTACCTATCAGCATAAGGCTGAATTGGTTCAATATATTTTTCAGACAATCGGCTGCTATCACAATATTTCAACCAACCCTTATAGGAATTGATTGCACACCATTCTGAATAGTTCATTTCCTGACCGCTTTCAATCTTCTTCCTGATTGCGGTCATTTTCCGTTCAAATTCCTGACAGGTGGATTTTCTAAGAAGGGTATCTTTCAAGAAAATCCTGTACCCTACAAAATCAATACCCCGGATGAACGAAGGGAATATCTGATAGTTGCCTTTTATTCTTAATTTCAAATTCTGTATGAAATATTCATTGATTTCTGCAAGTAACTGGTGCAGTTCTTCTTTGGTTCTTGCAAAAATACAAATATCATCCATATAACGGTAATAGTGCTTTACCCGCTTAACTTCTTTTATCCAGTGGTCAAAACCTGATAGGAAGAAATTGCCGTCATACTGTGAAAAGTAATTCCCTATTGGAATACCGACACCTTCAATGAAGTCCTTGCCGTTTATCTTCACTATCTTGATTTCATTACCACAAGACCGATAAAATTCAATATTTTCATCCGTTGCCGGACAAGTGCTGATTGAATCAATTACTTCATCAATCAGTTCAAGCAGTTCAGGGTCTTTGTACTTCCGTCTGAACTTCTGTTTTAGTGTTTCGTGGTCAATGGAAGGGTAAAATTTCTTGCAGTCTATTTTCAAGCAATAGATCATTTCTTCCGGCACGGTATCAACCGCCAACCGTAACTTCTTGTATGCTGCATGAATACCCTTGTTTGGTATTGCACTGTATGTATCATCAGTGAAATACGCTAATAACTGCGGTTCAATCACCTGTAAAACCGCCCATTGTGCAATTCTGTCAGGGAAGAATGGAAGTTTGTATATTTCCCGTTCCTTCTTGCCGTCCTTTTTCGTAAAAGTGGCATATTCCGAAGTTTTGTATAAATGGTTTTGAAGCATCCATTGCAGACCCGCCAAATAGTAGTATGGTCTTTTCTCAATCTGCTGAACTTCCTTGTACCATCCTTTGCCTTTCTTTGCGTGTTGAAACGCAAGATACAGGTTATCCATTGAACAGATTTTTTCATAAAGATTGCCATACCTTTTCACGCTTGTCTGTTCCCTTCTGTATGCACTGAACCGAACTTTCAACCCGTCAGGTGACGGTCTACTAATACAGCCCATGTATTTTGATGTTTTGCCAAGTGGCACGGTAATCAGTTTTCAGTACATTGATTTATAAGAACACCCCGTCAGAAATGGCGGGGTGTTTCAAGTGATATTTGTGCATTTACTAACTGACTGCTGATATTCCGATTACGATTAGAAGAAGCATTATTCAGATTCCAATAGAAAGCACTGGTATTCAAGCCATTATTCCAATTAGCACCTAATTTAGTGACATTGGTTTTTTGTCTTTTTATCGTCTTTCTGCTTGAAAATTGTCATCTTTAGCATCCTGATTACCTAAAATTATGTGAATTACTGGTTATCTGTTATGCTGCTACCTTTTTTCGATACACCAACCGACCGCCGATAGCCCGATGACGACCAGAAGAAGCATTACCCAGACTCCAATAGAAAGCACCGGCACCCAAGCCATAACTCCAACCAGCACCCAATATAGCGACACGCCAACCAGTACCGTTCTGATTCCAACAATAATCACCAACAGGAAGGGCGGTGTTTCCGTTGAACTCACCCGGTAAGAACAACCAATCAAAATCTTCTGAATAACAGAAAGCGGAAATATAACCGTTTCCATACTTTGCACACATTCCTGTATCTTCATAAGGTGCTGCCTTACTGTCATCAGTAAAACCATGATCTGCAACATAGGTATCACATTCACCTGTGGTTGCATTTGCATAGTGATTGATTCCATCAATCCACCACCAAATGTTGCCCCAAAAGTTTTCCTCACCACGGTATGACACAATCTGAATACCGTTAGCATTGACAACTGAACCTGATGCATTACCAAGGGTGATTGTTGCACCTGTATTTTCTGTCATGGATGTTTTACCGTCATCAGTCTTTGAAACTGCACCGTTACCAATAACAGACTGCATGTTGAAGGTTGCATATTCAATCAGCATAAGCATCTGTGAAGCGGATGCCGTCTGAACAACACCCTGTTCCCAACCAGTACCACGTTTTTCAGCAAGTTTTCTGATATTGGCACGGGTTGCGTTCTGTGTAAGTCCTGAAAGCGGTTTTGCATTGGCAATACTGCATAACATATCGGTAGCAAAGTCAGCAACCTGTGAATCATCAAGAATGTATGCTGATGTAGATGCATCCCAAAGTGAACCTTCAAAGGCTGCAAGATATGCAACATCATTTTCCTGACCATTTACAATGAACGCCGGATGAAGTTTGAATCCCGCCTTTGGTGTATCTGATACATAGTATCTGATTTTTCTTGTGATTGCCCCCTTGGTTCTCTTTTCAGTTTTAAGCGGTACAACCTTGTAATAAAACTTTGGCTGTTCAACCATTACCTGAACGATTGTCCCGGCACTGAATTTCAGGTTTTCATCAGGTGATTCAGTACCTACCGGGTTACGGTCAACCGCCTGTGTCAGTTTTCCAGTAGTGGAAAATCCGGCTTCACCGTAATATGCAGCAACACGCCCGTCATTGGTAAGGTTGCAACGCTTTCTGCCACCAAAGGCATTGATTCCGTCAAATCCTGAACCCGCTGAACGGTTTACTGCCCCGGCAAGTCTTGTGAACTTTTTATTTTCAAAATCTACTTCAACACCATAAATGTCACCGTCTGAATATCCAACAAAGGCTTTCAGATCAGCAATTTCTTTTTCAAGTTCCTGAATGTCACCAACAGTTGCATACGCACCCGGACTGACCGCAAGTGATACGTTGTCAGCGTTTCCTACTGTGGTATATAACTGTAAGTATGCAGCCGATACCGTAACACCGTTATATGGTGGCATATAACAGTTATTTGACTTTTCAATGCAGACTGCATACAGGATTTCACCCTTGTCAGGGTCAACGGCATATAAGCCAAGTGTACGCATATAGTAACCTTCTTTCAGGTCTACATTGGAATATGCTGCATCAATTTTGATTGCAACCTCATTTGTGCGGGTAACCTTGGAAACAAGGGTTGTCTGCTTGATGTTGCTAAGTGCGGTCAATGCCTGTAACTGACTTTCAGTGTACTGGGTACTGGAAGAACATACTTTTGTAAAATCAATGTTTCCTGACCCGGCAATCATCTTTGCCATAAGTGCCTGACCATTGTTTGTGATGTAAAGTTTTGAATACTCTGCCATCTTATCATTCCTTTCTATGTTGTTTTTATCTCAATGAAGTCTACCTGAACAACGCCGGATGCTGCCTTTGCATCCATATCTGCCCGGATTGTTTCATTAAAATCTGTTGAAATGGTTACCATTGCGGTATCTGTTGCCTTACCACCAAAGTTCACTGTACCCTGAACACTCACTGTTTCCTGACTGTCATTTGTGATGTTCAGCATTTCAGTTTGAACGATTCCACCACCAAAGACTGATGAACCGTTCACATCAAACACTTCCCGGAAATCGTTTGTGATGATAAATTCATTGATGAAGCAGATGCCACCACCAAAAAGAACAGCACCTTTGATGTTGCAAGGGATGCTGTTCTTAGATACAACCACAAGATTTTCAGGAATCATTGTGTTTATGATGTTTTCCAGTTCTTCCACCTGACCATATAATTCAAGGTCAGTGTCAATATACAGTGTGTACCCGGTCTTGAAATCACCAGTCACTTCAAAGTCACTGTCACCGCAAAGGACAAGCAACTTTTGAAGCAACACTTTCCAAGTGTACGGGATTGTGTTGAACCACTTGCTTTGAACCCTTGAACGCCTTGATTCAAGGGTATCATCAGCAGTTGGGTATATTTTCAGCATCTTTTCAAATCTGCTGATTCCATATTCATCAGCAGTTGAAATGAAGCGGTTACGCAAACACCTGTCAGTTGCCGACCACATCAGGCTAAATTCAGGATTTTCCGCTTCAAGTGCTGCAACTGGTTCTTTGTAACTCTGCATGAATGGCGGTAAGTATGAAACAAGGTCAACTTCTCTTATCATGCAGAAACACCCCCTAACTTTGGTATACAAAATTCTGTCAAGGTCATATTGCTTGCCGTGCCGTTCAGCTTTGTCCCGGTCACATCCACCACGCCATCAACGCCAAGGATGCGGTTTTCAATCTGCGATACCCTGACAATGGTTTGTGATGTTTCTGACCAGTTCTTTCTTAATTCCAAGAAGTACGCATCAACCGCTTCTGCAATGGCTGCCTTGGTATTTGACCAGTTGTGACCTTCTTCAAAGGTTACCGTGGTCTTGACCTCAATACTGACAGGTGATGCACTTGCAACACTGACTACATGACCGATTGGTGCAAGTCCGTAACCTTCCCCGGCACTTTCTTCCGGGTCAAGTGTCTGCTGAACGTATTGAACAAGCGTTGAACTTGCTTCACCATAATCATCAGAATCAGTGATGACTACATGAACAGTACCGCCAACCGTCAGTTTCTTGTCCTTGGCTGCATTATATACGGCATCAAGCCACGGTTTGACTGCTGCCGGAACTGTTGAAATGATTGATTCATACCAGTTCTTGACCACGGTACTGACGATCATGTCAGCGGGTCTAATGTCACCATTCCAAACACGCTTGACCTTACATGATCCAACACCTTCAATGCCTTTGACCTTTGCCATATAATCAGCATGATTACCGCCAAAGGACTGTTCATTGAAACTGTCAAAATAACGCTGTCTGAAAACTTCTGTATCTTCTTCATCTTCACCGGGAATAAGTACGCTTGTCAGGCTTGCCGTCTGCAACCCGTCAATATATTCCATTGGTATCATATCCCCAAGGTACTGATTGCCAACAACACCTTCTGTTTCACACTGAACCTTGTATGTTCCCGGTGTGATCTGTTCAGTCACAACATAGTTGATTTCACCAATGTTGAAACGCTTTCCAGTAACATCAATGTTTGTTGGTGTGAACTCACCCTGTAAGATTGCCTTGGTTGCGGGTTCAGGTGAAAGTCCCCTGTCCTTTGCAAGCAAGATCAGAAATTCCCTTGCAGCAGTATCACCGTATGAATTTTTTATCAGATATTCCAACTCAATGTATAAAATCTGAAATTCAATGGCGGTTGAACTATGCAGATCATAAACAGGGGATGACGGTCTTTTGTCAATTTTGTCAGATACCCGGTTCATCATCCTTTCAAGGATAATGTCATAAGTCTGATCTTCATACATTCTAAATCTTCACCCCCTTCTCTGCTTTAATATCACCGTAAATTGTTTTTACGGTAAAATAGGCATGAACCACACCTTTGACCGTCAGGTCAAATTCAAAGTCGGTCACGCCTGTGATTCTTTCATCAATGGCTAACGCTTCACTGATTCTGCGTTCTAATTCAGGGCAAACCCAAGTGACAGGTTCACCATATAGGTCAAGGGTTTCAATGCCGTAATACCACGGATATATGATGTACTGATACCGTTCTGTTTGCAGTGTTCTGAAAATCATCTGCTTCATGGCATCCTGTTCATCCACAAGACCCCTGACTGAATCACCATCTAAATCCATTTTATAAGTTAGGCTTGGCTGTGTTTCAATTTCAAAATCTTGGTCAAGAAAACCAACTGTTGAAGGAATCATTTGCCTATCCTATCCACAACAATGAAGCGTTGACCTTCTTGCTGTCTTATCAGGATAACTTCATCACCAACCGCCAAGCCATTGTGAATGATGATCTTCTTTTTTCCTGTAATTTTGTGAGTATGTGCAAGGTTCTTTGACCCTGTGTTCAAGTCAATGTTGCCACCGCTGCCATTGTCACCTTTTACAGTGTGGTTGTGGGTGGAAAGACTGCTTTCAGAAGTCCAGTCAACTGTTACCATTGTGCTGAAATCCGTCACATTTCTTGAAAGAATCAACTGTTTTTCACCAAGTATCATCTTCTGTTCAACATTGATTTTCAGCGGTGAAGCACTCACGACCTCACCAAAATATACATTTACGGGTTTACCCGCTTCAACCGCTTCAACGGCTGCCCTTTTCAGAGTATCAACAAGTTCATTTGCATCAGGCAACAAATTCACCCCCTCTAAGTGTCAAATCCATCCAATGTTCACCTTCCTTGTAGGTATGCTTGCATTTTTCAACAAGCATCCAGTTTTTCAGTTTTACATCACCAAGATCAAGGTTGATGACAACCATTGAACCCGCCCGCACTCTGTTGTCACCTAAAGCGTTGGTAATTTTCAGGTTACGGGTCTTTTTGTTATACAGTTTCAAAAGGGCATCTGCTTTTGCCTGACCGTTTTCACCTTTCTGCAAGGTGTCAAAATACTGTAAGATACCCCACTTGTTAATGTTGGAAGAATCCTGTGTGATGTAAACATCACGCTTTCCTGTGTCCTTGTTATCATAGGTCAGTTTGATTTTGTTATATGTGTTTTCATCAATAGATGAAGTATAGTCAAAGTTTTGCCCGGTTTCTTCATCAATCATCAGGTACGCCCCCGGAACACCCACATACATAGATGACAGGCTTTTCAGGGTAAGTTTCCCAAAGTCATCATATAACACATACATTTCCCCGGTATTGGTCAGTGTCAGGTCAAGGGCATTTGCTATCATTTCAAACAGTGAAGTATTTTCTTCAACCCTTGATTCAATGACATACCCGGTATCATCCAGTGTGCCAAGGTTCAGGGCATAATCATCTGCAATCATTTTCACAAATTGGTTTGCCGTCTTTCCTTCATAGACCTTGGTATCTTTATTTTTTAAGTACCTCAACTGATCGTAGGCGGTGACAGTAATGATCTTGTCCTTGGTTCTCTGCTGCTTGAACACAAAACCAAAGAATACATTGTCACCGTCCACCTTCATCCTGACTGGACTACCTTCTGAAAAATCAAGAATGTTGTCATACAGGACTTTGAAAACCAGTTTGCCGGGGGTGTTTTTTCTTTCTGTTGACCATTCAATACCTTCCTGAACAACAGGCTGATATACTTTTGTTCCTGATTCATTCCCAACCAGTAGTTCAACATACATTGAACAACACCCCTTTCTTATGCTGCCGGAATGGTCAAAACCTGTCCCGGATAGATTAAGTTAGGGTTGCCACCAATGACACCCCTGTTTGCGTTGTAGATCACGGTGTATTTTGCACCGCTGCCATAAAACCGTTTAGCTATGTTCCATAAGCAATCACCACGCACAACCGTATAGGTCTGTGCTGCTGCCGGGGCGGGTGAATTGTTGGTTTCCCGCTTAGGCTCTGCACTTGCCTTTGGCTTGGATGCAGCAATTTTGATGTTGACTGTCTTTGTTCCATAGTCCCGGTACTGTTTCAGATTGAACTTGACCTTGAAGTCAAACCCGTTCTTGGCATCCTCTGAAATTTTGTAATCTTCCAAAGATACCTTCATGTTCGTATTCAGCAGTTTTTTCCCCACCGGGGTCTTTCTGCACACAATGAACTGGAATGTCTTTTTGCCTGTTTTCAACCCTTCAAAAATATCAAAGAAATATCCCGCTTCTTTGAAACCATTCTTATACACCGCATAAGGATGTTTTACTTGCGGGATTTCTGCTTCAAATTCAATGTCGGTCAACCCGGCTTTTTTCAGGATATTGATTTCACCTTCATTTATCAGATTGACCGTTTTGTTATTACCATTGATTTTGATGCTGATTTTTTCAGGGGTGACAGGAAAAAGGCATTTGTCAAAATACATATCATATCCGCTTCTTGCCATTTATTCATGCACCCCTTCCGTCATATTGTCTACCGCTTCATTGACTGAATCTGTCAGTTTGGTCATAAAACCGTCAATGTCATCACCGCTGTTCACGGTGTTCTGCATACCTGACATATCAACATTGATTTCAGCGGTTGTGAATCTGTTAATTGCTTCTTGTTCTGCAATATCACGCAAATACTTCAAATCTTCTTCTGTAACATCCAAAGAATCCTTGATTTTGCCTGTGTTATCGTCAATGTTTCCAATGCTGTCACCCACGCCTGAATTTGCTATTGCATCATTGAACCCTGATGTGTAATCACCCACATTAGGAATATCTGTCTGACCGAATACATCCGACAGACTAAAGTTTGAAACCTTATCAGCAACACCGTCACCCCAAGCTGCACCCGCATTGAACGCATCTGATGCCCAACCGTCCTGAAATGCATCAAAGGTTGTAAAACCTTCATTGAACGCATCACTGATTGACTGGTAATCTTCTTTGTTTCCGGCTGCTTCACTTGCTTTGGCTGCATAGTCATCCGCTGCGGATGAAATGCCTGAATAGTCAAATTCAACAAACGGTAACTTATTCAGTGCTGAACAAATACCTTCAATGACTGAAAGTGCCGTGCTTAACAGGTTGTAAAACCATGACTGAACAGAACAGATTGCATTGTGAAATGCCGTCATCATATTGGATGCAAGTGCTGCAATGGCGTTTCCAATACCCAAGGCAATGTTTGCCACGGTTAGACCCAAGTTCTTGAAGAACTGAATCACCACGTTCACACCACCAGTAATCACACCGAACCCTGAATTTGCAATACCTGTCATCTTTGCAATCGCATTACATACGGCAAAAATAACCACGATCAACGCAAGAATCAGCATGATAATCCAAGTTAAAGGACAAGCCATCAATGCAGCGTTAAGACCTTGCTGTGCTGCGGTTTCTGCGAATGTTGCACCTGTTGCCATCATTTGAGCAGCAGCCTTGACACCTTCTGCTATTGCCATGACACCGTTAATTGCTGCCACGATTGCAGAAATAGCAATGTATGCTGTGAGTGCTGCCACAATGCCGTATACGATAGGTGCAATGATTGACCAGTTATCACCTATGAAAGTACCGATTGACACCGCCAAATCAAACACATTCAGAAGGATATTCGCAAGGGTTGCCATTGCTTCAATAGCACCCTGAATGAAAGTCTGAAATGCTTCACTATTGGCTAAATCGTTCAGTCTTTGAAGAACAGGCTGAAATGCAATCAGTGCGGTGTTTTGCATTGACTGCCATATCTGCCCCCAAGTCATAGGCATTTCATTGAATTTGCTGTTAATGTCATCAGCAGCAGAAAAGATTGCTGCCTTGACTACATCAGCGGAAAGTTCCCCATCCGCTGCCATTTCTCTGATCTTACCGATTGGAACATCAAGATAGTCTGCAATGTTCTGAATCAGGTTAGGTGCTTGTTCAAAGATACTGTTCAATTCATCACCACGAAGGACACCTGAACCAAGTGCCTGTGATAACTGCAATTCTGCATTTGCTGCTTCTTGGGTACTTGCCCCGGCAATCGTCATCTGTTTTTGAATCAGATCAGCAAAAGCAACAACTTCTTCTGAACTGCTGAACGCATCCTTTGCGTTGTTACCGAAACGGGCAACAACATCAGCCATCTGACTGAATGAACCCCTTGCATCCTGTGCTGCTGCATATACCATGTTGACAAGTTCAGCAGTTGTCTGAACCCCGTCATTCATCATGTTCAAACGGGATGTTGTCTGAACAAGTTCGTCTGAAATGTTCAGTGCTTTCCCAACTGACTGAATACTGACATAGGCTGCAACTGCCCGTTTGATGGTGTTGGTCAGTTCATTTGCCTGTTGTGTTCCGGCTGAAATTTCTTGATTGAAACGCCCCTGTTCATCCACATTGTCACGGATGTACCTTTCTGTGTTGCCAACCGTCTGTGACAAACGCAAATAGGCATCATTGGCAGCAGAAACATCCATGTTCTGCATTGCCTGATTCAGTGAATTTTGTTCCTGAATAGCCTGATTCAACTGCATACGCAACTGTTCCAGTTCTGCATTTGCATTATCTGCCCCAACATTTACCGGGTTGTTCTCAATCTGCTGAATCCGCTGCTGAATTGCAGATAACCGCTGTTGCATGGTGTTCATGTCCTGAACTGCTGCATCCGGCAGTATATCCATTCCCTGTGCGGTCTGTGAAATCCTTGCCTGTGTGGTGTTCAGTGTGTTCAACATATCGTTTGCACTCTGAACTTCTTGCTGAAATCGTTCAACACCTGTTCCTGTGAACACATCCACCCCGTCAGTGTTCCATGTGACCGGGATTTCTACGGGTTCAGGGTCAGGCGGTGCGTTTGGCTGAATTTCAGGTCTGATTGGTTCAGGATTTTCAACCAAAGGGTCAGGAAGTACCGGGTCAACAGGTACAGAAATCGGTTCTTGATTTCTACCATCCACAACAGGCGGTGCAATATCAGGTGCGGTCTGTCGGCTTGCTGCCTGATTCATTGCTTCAATGGCAGCAGTTGCCTGATTGATTTCATCCCTTGCCCCTTCAATACTGCTTGTATCAATGTCAGCGTTCATTGACTGCTGCATATCATACATTGCAGATACGGCAAGGTTCACTGAACTGATGATATTGTTCAACACTCCGCTGAATTGGTCATTAAGTTCAATACCTGTCTGAATAGATGACACCTGTTTCACCGTCCTTTCTTAGTGTTTTTTCTTTGCCCTTGCTTCTGCCTTTTTCTTTTCCTTCTTGTCATGCTCTGCTTTCAACTTGATTGAAGCAATCACAAAGGCTTTTTCCTGTTCATCCATAGCCAAGAACACTGATGGAAGAATGTGAAGTTTTAGAAGGGCATAGTAAGCATAATTTGCTTCACCGTCCCCTTCTTCAATTAGTTTTTTGCTTCATCAACCTTTTCATCAAGTGACTTGGTAAATCCCTGAAACTTCTGCATCCATAACTGGAAGTCCTGCATTTCCCCGGCATCATCAACCATTGCATAGACTAAATCTTCCGGGGTCATCACACCGTAACTGTCCTGTAACTCTTTATCGTAAAGGTCAGGAAACACCGTTGACTTCACGATCATTGCCATAAGGTACTTTGAAGTAATCAGTTTTGGTCTGAATAAGTTCGGCTTGCCTGTCACCTGAACTTCAATGGTGTTTGCATCACGAAGTTCTTCATTCTCCTTGGAACTGATATGTCTGAACTCCCATCTGACAGGTGTTCCGTCTGAACCAAGAAGTGAAGCAGTAGGTGCAAACTTTTCATTTTCCTTTACCTTTTTATTCGCTTTCATAAATGCACTAAATTTTGACATTTTGTTGTTCTCCCTTCTGTTTATCAAAGAATAGAAAAAACCCCTTATATGACCTTATATAAAAGCCACACAAGGGGTTCTGTTACTTAGTTAGTAAGAAAACCCGTGAGGTTTGCAAAAGATTCAGGCATTGAAAAGTCCTCAAATGTTCCTTCAATCTCTTCATCAAGGTATTCCCCGTCAGCATCAAATTTTGCTAACACACCGCCGTCAGTGTTGCAGTCATAGAAAATGATCGTCTGTCTGCCCGCATCACTGGTTGGGTCATCATTGGTGATCTGCATTTCAAAATACACATCCTCACCAGTGTTCTTATAGTCAAGTAATGCCTGACGAAGAACTGACTGGTTATAGTGTGCCGTGCCGGAAAAAGTACCTTCCATACCACATGACTTATGACCCGCCATGATTGCACCAAGGCGGGGAACAGTAGTCTTGGTTTTCTCAACCTTTGCTTCCATATCAATCATCTGCATGAAGTTGTATCTTCTACTTCCGATTGTGATAAAACATTCAGCAAGTTTTGCTGCAATAGTGTCCCTTGCTTTCATTGTTACATTCGGCATTTTATTTCACCCCTTTCTTACGCAACCGTAACCGTTTCATAAAGTTTACCCATAGCGTTCACAACGGTGATTGCTGATGTAATCACAACCGCCTTTTTGGAATCGCCCTGTGCAACCGTAACATCAGAATCAGTGAACCCTTCAATAGCACCAAGTTCCTGTAACTGTGTACGGATTTTTACCAAGTCAGACCAAAGGGAAGTTCTGCCTGATGCATTGTTTGGAACAACACCAAGATACTTAGTGTTGAAAAGAACTGCATCATCATTTCCCAACTGGTCAATAACTCTGATCGTCTGATTGTCCTTGAATACATCCCCGCAAGTGTCCGAAGTAGTCACCATAGAGTTAATATCTTCAAGCACACGGACAACGCCGTTGACCTTATGGAAAGTGAACTCACCCGCCTTGATTGCTGCTTTCAACTCATTCTGTGTGTAATTGGTATCAACAGTGAAACCGCCGTCATATTTCTTGTTCTGACAAGACTTATTGACTGCACAACCGCTTTCTGCACCAGTTACCCAATACACAAGTGCTGCTTCTGACCATCCGGCATCTGTTACCTTGTTCTTCACACTGATAACGCCCATATAATCAGCATCCAGTTTATAAATAACTAACTGGAACTTGATACCCAGTTCATCACGCAAACGCTTGTTGAAAGCCACATATAACTTCTTGGTAACATCATCAGTAACCACAACGCCCATAGTGTTGTAGGTGTATGATTCGATTTTATCCAAGTAAGCCTGATGTGCAGTGCCGTCAACCGTGCCGTTTGTACCACCAGTTAAAGGTGTTCCGGCAGTAACAGCAAGATCAGCAGCCTTGAATGTCACATAATCGTTTGCCACAAGATCAGCAGCCTTAGCAACTGTCTGTGTGTCAACCTTGACCGTACCGAAGTAGGTTGTAACATCATACTTGCTTGCATCATCTGCATTTTTCTGAATCACGATCTTCAAATCGTTACCACGCACACCACAATACTTTGCAGTTGCGTATGTGTTCGCTGCCTTATCACCACCACCGTTCAAACGATATGCGTATAAGGTCTTTGCACCCATGAACAGATCATTAAGACCAAGCATCTTAGGACTGTCAAAGGCATAACCAAAAAGTTTCAGGCTGTTCTTCTGAAAATCTTCATTGGTTACTTCAAAAACTTCCCCTTCAACACCCCAGTCAAGTTCAAGGGGCATTGTTGCAATACCTCTATCAGACAGTGCAGCAGATGCGGATGCAGCCGATACAAAGTTGATATAAGCACCGGGAAGTTCTTTGTTCTGTGAGGTAAATGTACCACCACCTAAAGCCATACTATTTCACCTGTCCTTTCATGTATTTTTCAACTAAATTGTCAACAGTTTTCATGGTGTAACTTTTATCTTCATCAAGAAGGGCATCCACCAAGTCCCTTCTGTTTGCAAAACGGGCAGATGCAAGAATCTGTTCCTTGCTGAACATTGGTTCAGTCTGTTCAGACCTTGTAGCAGTTCCCGTTGTTGTCTTTTTTGCTGCCATAATCAACCACCTTCCTTCACATCCGTGCTTGCCGTCATAGTTTCCATTGGTGTCTGATCTTCCGTCTTGACCGTGAAAAAGTCATAATTGACAAAAAAATTCAGAACACCGTCAACCACCTGATGATTCATTTTTGAACCCCTGATTGGCTTGGTATCACCGTCTGTTGTGACATACTCCAAACAGTCATACATTCTTTCAGCCACATCAGCACATTCCCGCTGCTTCTTTGCAGACTGTGGGAAATACTGGATGCAGAACTGATTGGTACGTTCATACCGTTTGCCAAGGAAAAGGTTGTTGTTTGGGTTCAAGCAAGCAATAAAAAAACAAGGCTCTTTCAAACCTTGCTTAATTTCTTCATTGTGGATTTCATAATCATCCCCAAATTCTTTGTTCAGGGAACAACTGATTGCTTCAACTATTGAATTTATCATTTACCAAGTCCCCCTAAATATTTCTTGATTTTGTTTTCAAGTACCTTTGGGGCAATTTTCTGTAATTCCTGTTCAGATATGGTCATCATAAACTGACCTTTGACCCATCCTGAATGATTGGCTGTCCTGTGTCCGTACTCAACATAGGATGCGTATTCAACCGGGTTCACAATTTCAATGACATAGGTGTCACCAAAATGGTTTACCGTCAGGCTGTCTGCATACCCTTGTGCTGATGCACGTTTTTCACCAGTCCAACCACGCCTTAATGTACCGCCCTTTTTTCCTGAACTTGCCGGGTACTGTCCGACAGGTGTTCTTTTGACCACCATGCGAAGCAACCGGGCAGCAAGTTCTTTTGCACACGATTCCACAAAGTCATCAGGATTTTGCAACTTTTCCAACTGCTGCTGAAAATCTTTCAGACCTTTGCAGTCAAATCTTCCCATTCTACCCATTTATGCATATTCCTTGAACAGTTCAAGTGTAATTTCCTGATGCGTTGGATATGTGGAAGGGACACCGCTGCGGGTGTAGTCCGTGGTCACATTGTCCTGTGTTACTGTCAGTTTTGACCCCGCTTTGATGGTTACATCCGGGGAAACAAACAACTTTGTGCTTTGTGTGATCGTTGCTGCTGATTCTGACTGAATTGCTGTTTGCAGTTTTTCAAAAGATAATCTGCACGGTTGGTCTTGTAAGACCACAACCTCTGATTCTTCCATAAGTTTTGACTTCTCATTTTTTACCTTTTGCAGTTCTGTCACCGTCAAAGTACCAAAATAGGTTGCTTCAATGGCTTTCCTTGCAGCCTTTTGTGCTGCCTGAATCTGCTTTACCATCTGATACGCCTGAATGAATTAAATTCAGCCTTTCCATAGGATAAAAGGTAATTGATGAAAGAAGTCAGTCTTTGTTCAGGGGTCATTGAACCTTCACCAGTTACAAAAACCGTGTTGGTGTCCCCTGTCTGAATCTGCTTGACAGCATATTCTAAATCAAACCCGGTAAGGTCATCAGGTGCAAAGGTTTTCTTGGAAAGAAGAAATTCACCCACCGCCATATCAACGGCAATGTGTTCCAATCCTTCCGGCACATCATTCCAGTTGATTTCATTTTTGATTGTGCTGCGTACTTTCTCAACGCAAAAGGTCAAGGCAAATTCATCATCTGCCTTGACCTCATAACCGAATGATTTCAACCGTTTTTTCACTGTATCAGTATCAAACATTGCAACCACCCTTTCAGATCAGAACTTATCCACGGGAAATGATACGGGCAATAGGTACTGCCTTGTGTTCAATGGTCTTGGTATCAGATGCAACCAGTGACCAGTTCTTGCCGTTCCCTAACTCTGTGTTAGTTGGTGAATTGGTTTTCTGATCTGCCTTGAGATAAGAAACACCTGAAACAGAAACAGCGTGACGTTTACGGGAAATAAGTGTGTCCTCACCGCCCCTTGTCTTAGCATCACGCACCATTTCATAAGGCACTTTTGCACCCACATCTTCAAATCCAATAGCACCTTCACCAAGGATATAAGTTGTGTACTCTGTATAAGCATCCTGTGCCTTGATTCCCTTGCCTGTGTCCTCTGCAACAGCTTCAACAACCTTAGTAGGTAAAGAATCATCAATGATGACCAGTCTGCCGTTCCAAGTACCCATTTCAAGATCACGTTCAATACCCTGTGCATCTGTATACTTTAAGTATGCAAGCAGTTTCAGGTTTTCAAGGTTAGTAGCAACTGCACTGTGACAGTAAACTAACTTGAACTTCTGCTTGTTGTCACCGCAAGCCTTCTGAATGGCACTATTTAGGGTGGTTGCATCCATCTTCATGGTGTCATCGGTGTGTTCAGCACCCGCCTGTGCAATATCATAAGTATGTGCTTCAACAAACGCTGCATTGGACTTCTTAATGTCACCAGTTCCAGTATCTTTCATTCCAAACACACCCTTTAAGATTGCAAGGATAACATCCTGATCTACACTGTTCCAGTAGTCATTGATCTGACTTCTTACGTTTGCCATGAAGTCAGTACCACCAGTTATATCATAACTGAAATCTGCTTCTGTCCAACCGTTCATTCTGCCATAAGTGAATACACCCTGTTCAAAGGTGTCAGTTCTATCAGGTGTAACATTGTCAACACCGTCATAGTTCTGTGGTGTGCCGGAAAGCAGACCAAAGAACGGTAACACTGCGTAAACAGTGCCAGTCTGTGAGTTGTTCACAAATGTGTTACGAAGTCGTGCATCACCAACGATTGCACGGGATTCACGCAACTTGTTCAGTTTCACGTTCGGAATTGCACTCATGTACTTACCAAACGCCTTTTCGTTAAAACTTTTAGCATCAAATTTTGCCATGTTTCAATTACCTTCCTTTCATCAAATTAAATCTGTGCATCCGGGTTTGCTTCCATGTAAGCGGTAAGTTCGTCATAACTCATTTTTGAGAAATCGACCTTTTCACCCTCACCCGGTTTCTGTTCCCCTGATGCTCCCGGCTGAAAACCTTTGAAATTCTGCTGCTGTTTCTGCTGCTTCTGTGCTTCAAACAGGAACTTGGTGTCATCACCACTTCTTAACTTCTCGATCTGTTCATCCAGTCCCTTGACATTTCCGTCCTTGTCAAGTTTGGCTTCTCCAAGTTCAAGTAAGGCTTTGACCGCTTTGATGTTCTTTGCCTTTGCACCTGTCAGTGCTTTTTCAACAGCAAAATCAATTTTCAACTGGTTCAGTTCAGATTCATGGGTTGCCTTGGCAGTGGCATTTTCAGTCTGTAAGTCCTCAATCTGCTTTTTCAGATCAGCATTGTCCCCGGCAGATGCTTTCAGGGTTTCTAACTGCTTGTCACGGTCACCGACCTGTGTTTTCAGTCCTTCAACCTCTGTCTGCAAGTTCTTAATCTCTGTTGCAGCAGTACCCTTTGCGTTCTCAATGTCATCACCATTGATTTTCATTACTGAATCAGCCTGTTCCTTGGTAAGTCCTAAATCCTCTAACTGTTTTCTTGTCATTTCTATACCATCCTTTCAAATACGTTTTTATACGGGGTTACTCCCACATGATTGATTGGTTTTGTTCGGTTTACGCTTGACAACCCGCAAGAAAAAAGACACCCGCTGCCGGATGCCTTTTCTATGTGCTACTTGACCCAGTAGCCGGGAGATAATCAGGATCACCATGCCTTTCTCATTGTGTACGTTTTCATGTGCCTTTTATCCCCCTTTCTGACCTCATATAACCGCCATATAGCAATTATTACAGGTCTATTGATAACTTGTTAAGGTATGAAAAAAGCACGGCTATTTGACCGTGCTTTCTAATCAGATTTTGAAACTTTCATCCAGTTCTGTTCTGATAATCTCAACTGCAACTTTTTTCAAACCATCAGGTAAATCATCCAGTTTGGTGATTCCCATGATGACTGATTCTGTTTCATCATCAACGTATACTTTGTACTTTTTAATCAACCCCCGGTTCTTCATCCCATACAGATGACTGGTGACCTCACCAGTCAATTCTTCCTTCAACCAACAACTGTAAGGTGAACCCGCATTGAAATCATTTTTATTCATCTTCACAAGTGCCACCGCCTTTCATCATAGCGTTTTGGTGATGTATTTATTTTTCGCAACCAATGACGCACGATTCAGAATAACATAAAAGTCTTGACCAGTATTGTCACCATTGTGTTTGATGATTGCATCATACCCCAAGGCGTTCATTGCTTTGCCGACTTCTTTATTGACCGCTTTCTGTTGTTTTGGATTGAATAATAACTTACTTCCACCCCTTTGTGTCATCTTCCTGAATATTTCAAGTGCATCTTCATAGGTTATGACTTTTGCATCAGCCTTTAGTTTAAATTCTATTATAACACCGCCGTGCATCTGCTTTCCACCGTTAGTTGCATAGTTCACTGCAATCTGTGAATAAGCGGGTGATGCATAAGCAACACCGTCACCATAAACACCACGGGAAGGAAACGGGGAATCACCTTTGAAAAATTCATCAGCCATTTCCTTTGTTGTGGATGTAGTAGTTATATCACTTCTCAATTTTGATTGTGGTGCAATACCACGATACAAAACAGGTGACTGAACTGCATTGTAATCTGCATCAGATAAAATTGTCGGTAAACCATCAGCCTGAATTGAACGGTGAAATTCTTTCATTGCTGAAACCCATTCATCACCGCTTCTGACTGACAATTCTTTTGTCATACTGTCACCGATATTTTCAATGATTAGTTTTTCTCTTTCAGTAGCAACTTCATCAATCAGTTTCAATGAACTGTCTTTGATGGTCTTATCAACCTGTGCTTTACCTACGGAATAGAAAACATCATCACCTTTTTGGTAAAAATCAATATACAACGGTTGATTGTTCTTTCTCTGAAACGAAAATCCAAGATAATCACCGCCAAGTACCTTTGCAATTTCATCACGGTCTGCATTTTCCGCTGAACCTTCAACATACCGCTGAACTTCATAATCACCTTTTGCAAGACTGAACGGTTTGTTTCCCATTGATGTATATTGCAGTTGTGCTTTCATTTCAGCGGGTAATTCATCCCATTCAGTTGTATTGCGTTTGTTCAGGATAACAATCTTCACTTCCTGACCGTATTTCTCACCGCCTGACTTGACGGTGCAACCACCCTGAACACCTTTATAACCACTGACATTCATATCAAATTCAACATCAACTGGTGTTCTTATATCTTCCAACGGTGCGGATTTTACAAATTTCTTTGACCATTGTTCATAGGTCATATCAGCGGGTACATAGTAGGTTTTACCGTCTGCACCCCTTGCAGCACGTTCACCAACAGCATCAAATTCATCATCAAAATATGGTACTGTGGTACTTCTGCAATGAACATGAAACGGCGGTGCAGTCACACCAACCTTCCATTCAGACATAGGGAAATGCTTGCCATCCATACCCCGGCATATATCCGAAGTGTGGGAATCCAGTGTTGCCACAATCTCAAATTGTTCAACATTAAGTTCATCAAAACAATCCTTCTGTGCTGCGGAACTGAAAAAGGCTTCTTCTGTCATTACCAACCGCCCGGCGTTGGTCTTGGAAGTGTTCATCTTCCGGGCAATTTCATCAATGGCTTTTTGTGGGTCTTTTCCCAAGATGATGTTTTGGGTCAGGGTGTTGTTCAGTTCATTGACCAACTTCTGACGGTTGCCCCATATCCTTTCACTGAAATTCTTGCCGTCAACCGCCCAAGGCTTATTGATGACCTTGCTGATCTGCTTGTCATCCAGTGCGGAAAAGTCCCAACCAATACCCACACCCTTCTGAATTTCATAGGCTGTGTGATAATAGCCGGACTTGTAAACATTCCGCATTGTGCTGTCAATGCTGTCAAGTTGGTTTCCAAACATGACTTCAATGCTCTGTTGGGTCTGCAACTTCAAGGCTTCAAGTCTGCTGATATGGAATCTTGCAGATGCGTTTTCAAGCTGCTTGACCCAAGTACCGTTGATCGCATTTTCCTGACCGTACTGAATGTACTGGTTCACATCCCATTTCAGTTCAGCAAGTTCCTTTGCGTTCAACATCCGCTTTGCTTCTGCAAGGGTTACCCCATTGTTAGATGCAAAACGCTGATACCATGCAGCAATCTGACCTTCAAGTTGCTTTTGTGCCTGTCGGTATTGTTTTTCAATATCCGCATAGCACTGAACCCCCTGTTGGTGTGCAGCCTGTTCAAGCAGTTCAAAACGCTTCTTCCAGTATTCACCGTTATTCATCTACTTCACCGCCCTGACTTCCCTGTGACGGGTCACCTTTATTGTCAGGGTCATCATCTGCACCGTCACCGTTCTGATTCTGTGTATCAAATGGGTCATACTGTGCAAGCATTTCTTTCTGTGCTTCTTCCTTCTGCTTTTTCAGGCGTTCCATTTCAAGTTGCGGGTCATCTACCCAAGGGTGCATACTGATGATTGTTTCATCAGAAATGATTCCCTGTGACTTCTGACAGTTATCAATAATATCTGATTCATTCATCAGCATATCACGGTTGAATACCACATCAACCCCATCTTCTTCACCTTCAAAATCACCCTGTCCCGTATTGGCAAGGTGGCAGTTGATAAACCAAAGTACATCATCCATTGTTGCCTGTGCTTCTGATTCCATATCATTGGCATCTGTATCAATGTCAGAATACATTGACTGAATGTTCATCTGATTAGGATTGCCGGAAAGTCTGTCATCCTTGGCATCATAACCCATTGCGTTCTCAATCAAGGCTTTCTTGAAGATTTCCACAATGGTCTTGTAATTGTCTGCATTGACTGTGATTTCAAGGGTTTCAACCCCGCCCTTGGTGTCACCGTCATATCTGACTTTTACCGCACCATAGGTTGCAAGGTTCTTTCTGAACTCACCCAAATTAGTACCGTCATAGTTCTTCAATACCAAAATAGTGTTCCGGGCATCTTCTTGCATATTGTTTTCAAAGTCAGACAGCATCACATTGATACCGTCCTGTAATGACTTGACCCTTTTAATCAGCGGTGTTTCCTGTTCATTGGCTTTCAATGGAATCAGGGGAACACGCTGCCAGTTGAACATTTGCACATTTCCGGCTGCATCCGTCATTGTAACGTGCGGGAAATCAGCAGTGTCATTGTTCACAACATCAGGTATCAGTTTTGAACCGTCCAGTATGAACAGGTGAACACCTGTCAGATCATACAATTCAACCTTTTCAATGTACTTGCGTTGTGTGCCGTCATAAGCAACTGACACATACAGTCTGATGAAGAAATCCAGTTCAGTATGTTCAGAATCTTTCCAAAACGGCAAAATCTCATAAGCGGGGAAAAGCCTGAAAGCAAATTCCCCCCGGTCATTATAGTAAGGATATAGCCAAGCAATACCGCCATTGTATGCAGCTTTGCCCGCACTCTTTAATGTTCGCATGAACTTCTTGTCAAATACCTTTTTCAGCAGTTCAATGTACTGTTCATTGTCACCGTTTAATGTAAACGGCTTGCCGAACAGGTAATTGGCTTTCTGATTCACCATTTTTGCATACTGGTTATCAACAATACGGTTGTTTGGTAAGTTCTCAACAACTTCAAGTTTGCCGTCCTCACCTATCATTGTACGTTTGCGGTGAATCACATCATGGTCACCGTCATAATACAGAAATCCCTTAATCTGCATCATTCTACGGGGTGAACATTTCCAAGCAAGGATTTCTTTTTCAAGAAATTCCAAGTCAGTCATGTGGGATTTTGCCCCTTCCAGTATGAAATTACTTAGTTTCAAAGTGATTGCATCCACAAAGGAACTGAACACTGTTCAATCACCCCTTTCATTGCATAATAAAATCAAAACCCCTGAAAACACTATGTTTCCAAGGGTATGTGTTACTAATTTGTTTCTAATATCTCAAAAAGTAGTTATACAGGTGTCATAGGCGGTTACCGATTGCAACCGCCCCGGAGTAAGCATTTGACAACCTTTTCCTACCGTCCAAAAAGAAACGGCTGCTGACACCGTGTATTCTACCCGGTAATTGCTTAATCAAAACTAAAGGCATCACCGCCCCCAATGTTTTCTGCTATACCTGTTGTTGCATCAGGTGCATCATCATGTGCGTTCTTTCCTTCCTTCTGATACCTAACCATTGCAAGGTAATAATCAGGAAAACGATCTTGCCAGTTGACCGGGAAATAAATGTGATTCATAACCCATGTACTGTTAGACAAGATTCTTGAAATCTTATTCTTTGACTGAAAGAACGGATGAATGACCGTCTGATTGCTGCTGAATTTTGACCTAAGTATTGATTCAACATTCCTTGCGAATCCACGCCCGCCGTTATTTGATTCAATGTCTGCAATGTTGACCTTATCTTCATAAAGCATTTTTGCAACTGCGGGTTCTGTGATCTCCATACCGTCTTTTGTATAGATAACATTGATGACATAGGCTTCTTTGTTGTATTCCACATAGTCAATACTGCAAAGAAAGTCATCACCTGTATCTGCGGTATCAGTGTAGTTCTTAACTGCTGAATACAACGCCTGACCGTGTTCATCAACTGGTAATTTACTGTAAGTTTTGAAGGACTGATATAAACGCCCTTTTATATCAATAGGATTCTGCTGATAATTTGCTTCTGCAATATCAGCACCCATTGCTTTTCTTTTGGTTTCATAAGACTTGCGTGATAATATTTCAGGACACAACATTGAACCGTCATCCTGAACCGCTTTATATTGAACAACCTTGACTTTATCACCATAGGTTTCAATAATTCTTCCGGCAAGATCAAGGCTATGCCAACGGGTCATAACCACAATGATCTTTCCACCTTCTTCTAATCGTGAAAGCATGGTATCTGTGAACCAAGTCCAGTGTTTTTCAAGTGTATCAGCATTATTAGCTTCAAGTGCTGACTTGATAAGGTCATCAATAATCATTATCGAAGCACCAAAACCCGTTGCAGTACCAGTTGGTGAAGTAGCCAAGTAATTGTTATAGCCTTTTTCCAAAGACCACATATTCATAGCACCGTCACCACGCTTGATGTTTACACCGGGGAAAATGTCAGAATAAACAATTTTATCTGCATCACCTTTTATTTCCTGAATGGTGTTTCTTACGCCTTTTGAAAAGTTTGTTGACAAGGTTTCATTGTATGAACCTGTCATAATCTTTTGGGTCTGATCGTTGCCAAGTACCCATTCAACAAAGTTCCCTATGGTTCGTGACTTGCCGTGTCTTGGTGGCATATTCACAACCAAAACTTCATGTTCATCTGTTGGTTCAATAAAGGATTGAAGGTCATCACAAAATTCATGCAAAAAACACCTGTCCTTCTTGTAGAAGTCAGGTGCTTTGGTTCGGCAATACTGCCAAAATTCCCTTCTTGACAGTTCACATTTTGCCCCTTGAATGAGTGCTGTTCTATTCTTCACTTTCAATCAACTTCCTTAGTTCATCCGTTGATAAACCTTTGAACGGATTGTTGGTACTGATTTCACCTTCAACAGAAACATCCCTTTTATCTCTCCACTGTTCAGGTCTGCGATTCTTCAACCAAAATATCTGTGCTGTTGTATCACCCTGAACTTCTTTCTTGACGGTCTTGGTTATTTCCATGTGCGAACCTACAACCTGACCTGTTGACTGGTCATAATCAAGCACCCTTTCCCGTGTCACTTCATCATAGGAATAACCTAATGCCCTTTTCAGCAAAGCATTTTCAACCTGAATGTCAACAACTTCTTTTCCCCTTTTTAGGGTGTCTTGAATGTCTTGATACTTTGATTTCCAAGTCTGCAATGTGGAATATCCGATTCCCATGTTTGAAGCAATCTGTTCATCTGTCAGACCGTCCCTTGCCCATGATTCCAGTTGCAGCAAACCTTCTTCTGTCAACCATTCTTGATATTTTCCTTTTGCCATTCAAAGGTTCACCCCTTCCTTTCTCATTTTTGGCATAAAATAAAAATTGCAGATAATTCATAAGAATTATCTGCAACCCAGTTTTTGCAAGTTTATCATAAAAGCCTTACACCCGTTTGTCAATCGTCAGATTATAACCGATTACATCAAATAATGCAAGTTTTGATAAGTTTTTTCAAACGCTGCAAGTGCCTTGTTATGCAGTTCAACCGTGTAATTATAGCACTTTTTCATTTCTTTTGATGCCTGTTTCACTGTCTTATACTGTACATACACTTTATACAACACCTGAACATAATTTTTATCACGCAAACCTCTGATTTCTTTGATGATCTGTTCCTTAGCATCTGCAAAACTGTCAATTTCTGCATTGATTTTATCATTGAAAGCAACATAATTTGTTACCTGTTTGCAAAGTGTATCACCTGACGGACTTGTCTGCACTCTATCCTTGGAATAATCTATTGCCCCTGTATTGCAAGCATTGATTTTCATTTCTTCAAGGCGTTCTAAGTCCTGATTGATATAAATATCAAATTCCTGTATCTGCTCTAAGTACCGCCGTGCAGTCAATTTCTTATTATTCATCACTTTCACCTATCCTTTCCTTGGTATCGGTTGGGTAACGGTTGAAAATTGGCAAAAAATACCTTGAAAGCCTTGTAAATACTGACGGTAACGGTTGGTAACGGTAACGGTTAAACCCTTATACTCTATATTTTTACTTTTTATAAATACATAAAAAATACTTATATAAAAATAATAAGAAAATTACATTTAACCGTTACTACCGTTACAAACCGCATAAATAAAGACTTTCAACCGTTACCGTGAACCGTTACCAACAGTTACCAACCGCAACTACTGCATAAAATCATACGGTGTATCATTCACCTTTGTATAAATCACATCAGTAACAACCATCTGACCGAACTGCTGACCCACTGCAAACTTAGGAACAGCAATCACGGCAACGCCGGCAGTATGCACCCCATACAACAACTGTGATATGTATTGGTGTGCAAGTTCATAAAGTTCTGCACCAATCACCTGACCTTCAAATTCTTTTTCCACCAACGGGAAAATATCATCATTCATTGATACGCTGCCCTTCTGTTCCAATAACTCTAAAATCTTATTTTCCATAATTATTCACCTTATCCTTTCACCATTGCCCGGAACTCATACCAAGCATACTTGACATATAACTTACAGTTACACCAGTGCTGAACCCGTCTGATCTTCTTCTGCATCTTCCGGGTCATTTTCTTTTTATGTTCTTCTGACCACTGCCGACACCATTCTAACTGTGCAGCATCTTCCTGTTCATCATACATTTGACTTCACCCCTTTCACCAATCAAACGCCCAACAGATAATAAGAAACACCGTAATGACGCTTACAACACAAAGTATGTTTTTCCATTGATACTTGAATACTGTGTATATTAGAAATATGACAAGGACGGTCATCAGCAGTATTGTGATTATTCTGATGAATTTCTTTATTTTTTCAATCATCTGTAAACCCTTCCTGTCTTGGTATCTTTCACCTGAACACGTTCAGTCAGTTCAAACCCCGCACCTTTGATGATATACTTTAAAACCTTAATCAAATCATAGGCACGTTTGTCCGCTGCTTCACATTCAGCCTGTTCACGTTCTTCCTTTGCTACTCTACCAACGGCAATAGTTGCCGTTGGGTCTGCATATCCTTCTTGATTTCTTCCACCTTTCACTAATTGATACCTTCCTTTCTGCTATGAAACAAATATCTTACAATTTTTATTGTTCACTTTTTTCTGAATTACTCTGAACCCAAGCCTTTTATTGATCTGCTTACTGAATACAATGTTTGACATTGGCTGCATTGCATTGTCTGCACAAAAAACCTGATACCGTTTATACACATCAGCGGTTGGTTCATTTTCGATCATGTCAACCCCGGTGTCATTGATAAATGCAAGGATAGGGTTGTTTTCCTGTTCATATTCATCCAACTGATTCTGAACCTTATCTGACTTACTGAATCCATTATTGATGACTACCCTTTTTAGTCCTTCCACACCAAGTCTGATAAGATATTCAATGCTATCCTGTTGTGTCAATTCATACTTGATGAATGGTCTATAATCAGGGTCATCCTTGCTGAACGTGGCATTGAATGGAATGATGACCAAACGCCTAAGTACCGCCCCGGTCTTGTCCTTCATACGGGGAATATCATTGGCACTAAACAGTAACTTGATGAACGGGTTGAACTCAAACGGGTCTTGTCCTTTACGTTCTGCCTTGATGCGGTTACCTGTTACTATTTTCTTGAACACGCTGACCTGTGAACCTTGAAGGAAATCATCACCAATATCATCACCAATGTTTGCCAGTTTACCGAACATCATTGAAGTATTGAACCTGTCACCCAGTTCTTTCAGGTCAAGTGCTGAAATGTTCCGATCACCAAGGATTGCTTTGACACAATCCAAAAATGTACTTTTACCGTTAGACTTGTCACCTGTCAGGATGAACGCCTTGCCTAACTCATTTCTTCTGTAAAAGCAGTAACCAATACATTCTTCCAACAACGCCCTGATTGCCGTATCACCACACGCTAACTTGTTCAGTGTACTATCTGCCAGTTCAGAATAGGCATCCGGCTTGTAGTCCCAAGGAATCTTGTTAGTAATAACAATGTCCGTGCTAAATGGTTTCAGTTCCCCGGTCACAAGGTCATATACACCATTGTTGAAAGCAATCAGGTTTGCATCTGACTGTTCCTTTTCATCAACGATCAATTCCATGTAGTCAAGAACTTCCCGGCGTTGCATCTTTTTCAGGTTTGGGATGTGCTGAATCATGTTTGATTCAATTTCCTTGTAGCCATTGGAATACACACCGTCTTTGTATATGTGTAACTGTCCGTTGATTTTGATAACGTGTGCCGTATTCTTCATAAACACTGCAAACTTGTCAAACAGGAATGTGCTGCCAAGGAAAAAAACAGGTTTCTGAAAAGCATCATCACGCAAGATCACTTCCAGTTCATCATCTGACAGCGGTTGTTTCAGAACAAACTTATTCAGGATGCGGATGCACTCACGGGTTTCTTCAACAGTGAAATCATTTGCAGTAAGGGTCAGGATGTAATTGAAAAGTGCCTGATTCCTTCCGTCCCCGGCATCCATATCAACAAAGTCTGCGGTTGCCTTGACCGGGAACAACCACTTGGGAACTTCCTGATACTTTCCACCTTCTTCAATGTCCCATTCACAAAATCTTTCTTCACCGTCAATCTTGATAACCTCATAGGATAACTTACTGCCGACTTTTATATCAGCAGTAAGACCAACCGCCAACTGAACGTGTGTCCTGTTCCTTGCAATGGTATGATTCTTGAAAAGAAAATGTTTTCCCCTACTGGTACAAAGAACTTTACAGTTAAGTTGCAGTTCTTCCACAATGTTCATCAGAATTTCAGATTGGTCAGAATCATCAATGTCGATAAGGATAGTGTCATCAGCCAAAACCCCGCCGAACCCGTTCAGGTTCTTCACTTCATCATAGGTTTTCCATGTGGTTCTGTTTTTCAGTTTTTCAATGCTTGCCTTGCCTTTGGTTTCAACATAACCTTTGTATAGTGGCATTTTTTATCACCATCCTTTAAGTGATTTCTTGCATCACTTTTTTATAAAACTCCTTGTTTCTGACATTGCAGTCAAAAGCCTTTTGCCTTTTCCATAACCGTGTTTTCAAGTTCCTAAGTTCTTCATTCTGTTCCTTCAAAGTTGTCCTTGGTTCTTTTAGGCGTTCCCTGTACTTTTTTACATCAGCATTGCGATCCTTCCAAACTTTTGTGTTCTTCCTGTGTGAATCCCGGAGAAGCTGCGAGTTTTTAACACCTGTCTGAATCTGTGAAATACGGTGCTTTGTCTGCCTGATCTGCTGTTCTGCATACTTGACCTTTTGCATGTACCCTTCAATGTAAATACTGTGTTCCTTCTGAACTTGTTCAAACTGTTCAGTCTGTTCCTGAATAAATTCTTTCATCTTCTGTTCACATTCAGGTGTGAAACTGCTTCTGATAACTTTCAGCAGTTTCCTGACCTTGGCAATTCTGCGTTCTGAAAGAAATTCTTCAAGATGAACCGTCATTGAACCATTTTCATATCTGATTTCTAAATCCATAAAAACCTTCCTTCCCGGTGTTACGCTACAACACCAAATTGTTTCAAGCGTTTCTTTGCTAAATCTATGTACCACTGCCTATCAAGTTCAGGCGGTGTTTTTACCCCAACAACTGAATCATTGAAAATGAAACAGTGGTCAGGTGTATTACCAAATTTTTCACCCTTTGCTTTCACCTGTTTACGTTTCAGCAATCTTCCGTCCTTCTGATCGTTAGATGCAAACACCCTGTATGACTTATATGTGTATTTGTCCTTGTCAGGGTATTCATATACCGTCTTGATTGTTCTTTTGCCTATATGACTGACAAGCGGGGTGCAATGCTCATGTTCTACCCAATCATACTTGTCTGATAACTTGACGATCTTCTGAAACATAATCAGGTCATCACACTGATTGATGGTCTGTTCAACCGGGGTTTTCTTAACCATGTAGTCAACCAGTGCTTTATTCAGGATTGGCAGATCATTGTCAACCGCTGAAAGTTCCTTCACATAAGCACCGATTCTTTCAACACCGCCGTCAATACCAACCCAAAGGTAATTGTTCACATCCTTCTGATAGATTTCACTGATGTTATCCAGTTCAAGAAGAATTGAACACTGATCTGTTGAACAACGCTGTTCCCACTCCCAACAAATATCATCAACCATTTCAAAGGCTTCATCTGTGTCAGGAATCCAAATAATAAGACCGTCCGTGTTGGACTGAATCAGTTCAAATCCCGGTACAACTTCAAGGTGTTCAATCAGGTCAAGCAACATCAACTGACCGTTGATGCACATACAGTTATTGTTTCTTGGGTCATACGCTGCATTGGTTTCATCCTTCATTGCACCTGACAAGGCGTTCAGCATCTTCTTATATGGCAACTGTGCTTTCTTCCACCGCTTGACTTCTTTCTTGTTTCCGGCGTTTTTTGCAGCAATCTGTTTTTCCTTCATGGCTTTTCGTGTGTTATACACCAACGGGTAATTGTCATTAGTTGCTGCCCTTGTAACCAGTCCCCAAGCAATCAGCATTGAAGGATAGTAATTGTTTACATCAACGTGCAGCAGTTGCCCGGTCTTGTGAATTGGTGTGGCTGTTGCCCCATGAACACCGCCAAAACCGAATGAATGAGGAATACCCGCAACCACGGTTTCAAGTCCCTGTTCCTTGTACCATGTGCGTTTTGAGTATTTATCCATGTGTGCCAAGTCCATTGACAAGGCTTCTTGTCTTTTCTGTTCAAACCAGTCCTGAACATATTTATATTTTTTCAGTTGCAAGCACGGCAAGAAGTAAAAATCAAATTCATCTTCAAATGATCTGCGGGAACACCCAAGCACCTTTGCGGTGATTCTTGCTTCACTGTCCCCTATATCAGACAGGTTCACAATGTCCGGGAAAGCCTGAATGATACCGTGCATTGCATTAAATTCATCTATTTTTTCAAGGAATACTTTGATGGTTTCTTCCACATCATGCCGACAGTAGAAAACCGTCATTTCAATTTCTTCCTTGGTCAATTTCCTGTTTATTCTAAAATCAACATCCGTTTCCTTGATATTGCTGCCAAGAAAACCTTCCAGTGTTTTCAAACCAACCGGTGGGTTCGGCATAACATCATAGTTAATCATTGGAACTTTGTTGAACGCTGATGAAAATTGCCACCCTTCCCTTTTTTCAACAATTATCCAGTCATTGATTCTTTTTGGGTTCATTCCCAACAGAATCCCCTTAAATATGTACTGGTCATAGTGGCGGTTGTTATAACCTACCCATATATCCTTGCTATTTGCTTCATATAAGGCTTTTAATTCATCAGGGTTATTGATTATCACATATTCTTTTTTCTTGGTCACATCAATGAAAACGGCAAGCCAATCTTCCTTGAAAACCTCAAAGTCATAAAAAATCACTACATTCACCCTTTCTGAAAATAGCGGTGGAAGGTGCGACCCCGCCACCGCCTGATAATTCCATTTTGTAGATATTTTATCTACTTTTCAAGTAAAATTTTTTAGCAGTCAAAAACTTCCTTGATTGTGATAGGGTTGAAAGCATCTGCCTTATAATCAACCTCAACTTCAATCGCACCCTGAATGGACTGGAATACATCAAGAATCTGATCTGCAAAATCTGCATAGTTCACAAATTCAACAGGTGTGTCATCTTCTGCAATCAGCTTGTTCACCCAAGTGCATACAGACTTGATTGCCTGTCCGTCCGTCCACTTTGCGGAACTGTTGCCGGAAATAACACGGTTGAAGAAGATCATGCGGTTTGCCTGTTCACCTTCCTTGATCTTTGCCTGAACTGCAAACATCAACTTATCCTGTGCCTTGGTCAACTTAATTTCCATCTTCTCAATACCAATGATGTATGTACCATCCGGCACATCAGCAAAATCATTGTCAGGTGCGTTCTGCACCTCATTCTGTAATTCCTGTAAATCAACCTTTTCATCAAATGCACTGAAATCAATAGCCATAATTTTTCACCTTTTAACCTTTCTTATTTGCTTAATACTAACTTTAACAACTCAAACGCCTGAACCTCATTGAACCCGACTTTTACATAGGAATCATAGATTTTCTTTGCAGCAGTTGCACCATCTTCCGGCGGTACATCCTGTTTAGGTGCTACCGGGTGCGGGTTCTTCATTGAACGGCTGCTTGCCGTGTTCATTCCTTCTGTGATTGCTGATGCAAGGATTGCACCAAACAGTTCATCAGGTAAACCAAAAGGATTGTTCATGTTCTTTTACCTCACTTTCTTAGCGTGTTTTTCTTACTCTGCGGGTTCTG